GAGCGACTCCAGAAACTGCGCTCGAGAGGCGGCGTCGGGCCCCGTGAACACGCCTGACCATTCCAGCGGCCGGAAGGTCGAGCCCATGGCATCGATCACCCGCTGGCCGCCGATGCGCTCTTTAATCGACAAGTGCTGCGCCGAGCCGAAACGCATCCGCTCCGGAACCTCGAAGCTGGCGAAGCTGAAATCCCCGAGCGTGAGCACCGTGTCCGGAGCAATGCCCATCCTCAGTAGCCTCCGGCCGGGATCATCTGCAGTCGCGGGTCAAAGCCGCCGGATCCAGTCTGCGGGGCAGAGGCGGCTCTGCCTTGATGCTGAGAGACGACTGCAGCCACCTTGCGGCCATCCAGGTTCACATGGGTCGTCACGTGAACAGCGCGCGAACTGGCATCGTAAGGGTGGAAGAACTCGTACACCTTGCCACCCAACCACCCGCCGAGGTCGCCATTCGGCCCGAGCCTGTTGATGAGATCCCCGAGCAGGTAACCCGCACCACCGGCGGCTCCGACGAGCCCCAACTTCCCGAGCACCATGCCCACGGAAGCAGCCAGGTTGCCGAGGCCTCCGGCGACCTGGATCAGTTGCGCGCCCAGTCCAATACCTTTCCCGACAGCCAGCGCGAGCCCCAACGCACGAAATCCGGCCGTGATGAGGGTGACCGCGCCACCGGCCACCATGAGCCCAGACAGCCCCGCAAAGGCGATGACCAGCGCTTTGCTCAGGGTCGGGAATTCTCTCGCGAAGGCGAGCATCCCCTTGATGATGCCGGTCAGGCCCTCGACCGCCTTGATGGCGATCGGTAGGACGGCGGTCCCCAGTTCTCGAAGCACATCGCGCCATTTCGCGTGGAGCTCCAGAAACTTGCCCTCGGGCGTATTCCGACCCGCCTCGACGAGCTGATCGATCCCCATGGCATTGCGGTTTGCGGACGCCTGCATTGCGATGGATGCGCGCTGCTGATACGCGCGCGAAAGCAAGCTGGAGGCCGTTCGGTTGCTGAGGATGCGGCCGAGCTCGTCCAGGATCTGCGGTTCGGTCGTGATGCCGTGCCGGGCGAAGGCCGGGATCAGCACCTTCTCCATGAGCGCGAGCGGCCCTTCCCGCTCGAAGATGCCGGACCCGACGAACGCGCCGGGCATGGCTTTCTTCAGCTGCCCGAGCTGGTTGAATTGCACCAGATGCGGATCCAACAGCCCGAGCCGAAAGAGCTCCTGCTGCGAGGTCACCGAGGCGCGCGCCTGCACCAGGTTCTGGTAGATCGACATGATCGCAGTGCCGAGCCGGAACCCACCGAACTCCTGCACCAACGGCTCAAGCCCCAGATAGAAGGCTTCGTTCGACATCTGCGAGATGCCGACGCCGCCGGTCTTGAGCAGCTGCAACCACTGCGATGCGTTCACGCGGCCGCGACTGCCGCTGATCGCTTTCTGAACGAAATTGGCTTGGGTCGCGAATTCCTGGTTGCTCGACAGTCCGCGCCGAAGCTCGATGACCTTCAGCATGTCCATGAACTGACGTTCGTTGGAGGCCGCACCCTCCCCGAAAATCGCCTCGTTCCCGAACTTTATCTTCGCGAGGATCGGCGCTGCAGTCTTCGCATGCTGCAGGTCCTTGAAGACCGACATGGCATCCCCAAGCAGCGCCAGGTTCTCCCGCGCGCTGGTGCCATAGGTCTTCATTCCCTTGGCGAATTCCTGGGCATCCCGGTTGACTGCAGGTCCGAATCCCAGGGTCGCGAACTTCCCCGCCTCCTGCTGCCATTTGATGGCTTCCTCGAGGGGGGCTTTCAATGCGTACAGCCCACCGGCGCCGAAACCGAACAGCGCGCCCCCGGCGAAGGCGAGCGTCTTGATCCGCTGAAGGTGCCCCTCCAGGGCTTTGAGGTTCGCTTGGCTGGCGTTAACATGCCTGTTGAACGCCGCGAACTGCCCGGCCATGGCGATCAGTCCAGATGAGACGCTGTCGACCAGCCGCAGGCGGATCGCAACGCTATACGCTTCAAAGCTCATCTATGACATCACCCTGGTTTCGCTTTCGTGAGTGGCTCGCCTCTCGCTACCGGTGGGCGCAGTACCCACGTCAGCGATTCATTCCGCAGCAGGCTCGTCCGCCCTTCTTCAAACACGCGATACCGTGGGAAGCTCGAGTCCTCTTGAGCCTCTTAGGCGGCCTGGCGGTCCTGACGGGCATCATGGTGCTGCTGGCCGTGGTACTTCTGAGCTGGGCATTCGTTACGGCGTAGTCTCGCCCGCTTCCGGCACCACGATTCCGCCGGCTTCCGCGTTGAACCGGTAGCCCATCCGCTGCCCGGAGATCACGACATCGAGGATCGCGAAGCTCAGGATCTGGCGGATCTCGTTGATGTGCTTCAGCAGCGCAGGCCCTAACACCGGCCGCGGCGGCATCTTCACCGTTCCAAACTCGTGGTATTCCAGCACCGGATCAGTCGATCCGATGACAACCTCGTCATCCCCGTTCAGAGTGCTTCGGAAACTCTTCTGCAAGTCCCCGAAGCGCAACAGCGGCGCATCGGGCGGCGCGCCGAGCCGTGTCTTCTCCTCCTCGGTGCTCTCGGCCAGCTCCGCCCACTCTGGGTAGTTGCCCGCCTGGGGTTGGTATTCACCGATCTGCTCGCGAGCGTCCTCCTTGACCAACTTGGCGGCCGCGTTCAGCGCCATGCGTTTGCGCTGTCGCCAGGCGAGTTCGGCGGCCACGAGGTGCACCGCGAGCGCATCGAGGCTCTCGAGCTCCTGCGTGACCCGGCCGCGCAGCGGATTGAGCAGATGCTCGTTGACCTGCATCAGCTCATCGAGGCTCTGGCCGATCTTCACTTGGGCTCCTCGAAGGACATCCGGCTCCAATCAAACTTGGCCCCGTTGAGTTCGGAGAAGATGATGCACCAACCTGCCCGGGTGACCTCGTCCATACCGAACGCCACATCCAACGGGACGTTATGGTCCACGAGGAACAGGCACTCCTTCAACGGTATGGACGTCGCTATTTTTTTAGGGCTGCCTTGTCGGCCTCCGGGTCCGACGGCGGAAAGTGCTTCTTCAGGCCGAGCATCACCGCCTCGAGGCCCTCATCGCCCAGGATCGTGATCGTCGCATCGACGTCGGAGCGCTTTGCCGGCATGTACACCGGATCGCCGTCGATCGCCGCGACGTAGATGATGGGCATCGTCATCGCAACGAGGGTCTCGTTGCTGGCGCTGCCGCCGAGGGCTTCGATGAGACGATACTGCGCGAGCACGCCGGGCTTCTTCAGCGTGATCCTGCGGCCCTTGCTGTCGGTGACTACGAACTCTTCCTGCGCCTTCTGCAGGATCTGCTCGGTCGGAGTCTTCGGGACTGCGCTGCTTTGGTGCACGGTCAATTTCACCTGTTCTGCCATGGTCGTGGCTCCTTACGCGATCTTGAGCCTGCGGGAGGCAATGAAGGACATCCGCTGCTTCACGCTCTGATCGCCGCGGTACTCGCCGGCGTCCTCGTATTTCAGCAGGAGTCCGATGTAGCGGTATTGACTGATTGCGCCGCTGACTTCCTGGATGGTCTCGGTCAGTGAGGCGCCCTGCTCCGACAGGCCTGCGTAGTAGTTCGCCTCGAGCTGAGAGAAGTAGTCATCGAGCGTGCTGTCCTGGCGCTCGAGGGAGAACGTGCCCGACCACGCATCATAGAAGCGCAGGTAGCGGGTGACGCCGTCGAGCCCTTTTATCTTCTGCTCGATGGTGTCCTGCTTGCACTGAAAGCCGGTGATCTGGTTCAGGTTGAGCGGCCCGCTGGCGGTCACGATGGTGAGCGTGACGTCGCGGCCAATGGTGTACCCGTTCAGTGGCATAGCGTGCTCCGAGAATAAAGAGGCCGCGTTGCGGGCGGCCCTGGAATGGGAGTTGGGTTGAAACGATTACGCGAGCTGCAGCTGCTTGCGCTGGATCTGAACGGACTGACCGCCCTCGACGTTCACTAGGAAGTACTCGATCACGGCCAGGAACTTCACCTTCACATCTGCCTGCATGTAGCCGAGCGCCACTCGCGATGCCGGGTTGTTGGAAGCATCGAGGACGCAGCTGTAGGCGGGGTCCCCGTTCGGATCGCCGATCATTCCCTGCTGCTGCAGATTGTCGAAATAGGCGCTCAGGGTGGCGAGCGCCTGCGCGCGGACCGAGGCGCTTTGCAGGAGACCCACGAATTTGCCGAGTCCCGCATTCAGCGTGCTCGCGATGTAGTTCGTCATGCGGGTGTAGTTATCCCCGTGAATGACGGCATTCGAGCTCGTGTTCCTTCCAAATCGCGCGCCAAAGTAGCTGCCGCCCGGGACGGGATTGGTGATGATGTCGAATCCGGCCGCGCCGAGCTGCTGAAGCTCCGCGTTCGAATACT